AATCGGCTCAGTGTCGACTTGCAACGGCTGAGTGACAGATTTATAAAGTTCCGCTAACTTAAGGATTTCAGCCTCATTCTGAAGCTTCATTGATTTCTTGCCAATTTTCTTAGCAAGCGATTCAAAGCGTTCGATTATTTCCTCTCGGTTATCTTCGTTCGCAATATTCTTTACTTCTAAAAGTTTAGCTTCTGGATTCATAGGAATAGCTACGGGACTGATCTCAAATAATTTAAGTTCAGACAGGTCTCTACCACCATGATTATTACTATCTCCTTTAACTACAGCGTAGCCAATTGAGAAACTATCCACAACACCATCTTTCATAAGCTGCTTATATTCTTGAGCACGCTCTGTTTTAGCTAGGTATCCTTTGAATAGCAATCCAGTTGCATCTTCTTTCATTTCAGTAACTCTTCCAATAGGTTTATTCTGGTCATGATTTGCTACCATAATAACACTACCTCCGTTTTCAGAGATAGTCTTATTGAATGCACCCTTTTTGATTACATCGCCTCCTCGGTCAATGTTGTCAAAGATTGCTCCGTATCCAGTTATTTCACCTTCTACGTTTAACGTACCTTTGACTTCAAATGTTTTAAATTCTATCATTTCTTATCGTCTTTTTTAGGTTTGTCTTTACCTTCTGTTACGTTTGCATCTGATTGTCCATTAGACTCACTAATCTCTTCGTTATCTCTAACTACAGCTTGAGTGAAACCTAAGTACATATCTTCTCCTGTAAACTCACCAAGTTTAGCTACGGGGCTTAAACCTGCCATAGATCTAGCTTCATTGATTGAAACCATACCAGCAGACTGAGCAATAGCTTGGAATCTTACTAGCTTATTCTCTTGTAAAGCATCTATATGTTGTAGATCGTAATCTATCCATACATCGCCAAACTGAGGAGCTAGCCAAGAATTAAATCCATTCTTTAGTTCGTCTAACATTGGAGTAACACAGTTTTCCCATAACGCAACTCTAGCTTCTTTACCATTCTGATAAGTTGAATCTTTCAATCCAATTAACTGAGACGGGAAGTTTAATACGTTACAAATATCCTGTGCGGATTGTTCTAGTTGTTCAAATAACATTAAAGCTTCTAAACCACTTGATACGTCAATAGAATCTAGGTTAGCATCAATAATTGGAATGTTACCAGTATTGTTGTTACCTTGTGCTTGCTTCTGAAGTTTATTCTTAAGCTGGTCTAATGCTTCTGGAGAGAACTCAATCTCATTGTCTTTATTGACAAGGATCTTTTGTGCTCCTTTGTTTTGCTGATACCATAACAAACTCTGTTTTGCGTCATTGTAGATCTGTATAGAATCTAATGCAGCTCTAAATGGAGATTGTCCAAATAGCCAGTTGTCAGATTGATTGTAATCAGGATTAGCAGAACGCATCCATAATACATCACTAGCTGGAATCTCTTGAGCACTGTTATCAGTATCCATTAAGTATCCAGATATATTACGTCCATTACCAGATACAACTTGTACCTTAGGAGTAGGAAGCATATACATAGTATTATATTTACTTGCATTAATACCAGAACCATATTCACCAGTAATAAAAGAATTACCTTCTAATAGATAGTGAGTTGTAGCAGCTTCAGTTAAATCGCTCCACTTCTGTAGAGGATTGGGTTTGTACATTAACTGGTTAAGTAAAGGTATTTGAACCTTTTCTCCCTTAGCATTATATACACACCATTTAGCTTTAGCTACATTCTTAGCTATCATATTTACAATAGAGAATACTACGGGATTCTTTTGATATCCCTTCTCTACGTAAGTAGCTAAATTAGCATCGTAGGAATTAACAGAACCTATACGCTCAAGGAATAATCTAGATTGCCTATCTGCAAACTCTAGAGCACCCTTCTTAGGCTTCTGTCTGCCTGTGAAATAATCGAATATACTTGCCATTTTAATAAATTTTTACAGTTCGTTTACCAGTAAATCTAGAGAGTACATAACGGAGACTATCAACTAAATGATCAGGTCCTTCGTATTTGTTATCCATTAGATTACCATCTTTATCTTGTTTATATCTGTAAGTTAGAAACTCATTTAATAAGTTCTTAGATCTTTCTGTTATATATAACGTAGATTCATTGATTATATCAATACCACGTTTAATACTGTCAGGACCTTTTTTACATTTGAGGATGTTCAACCCTTTACTTCTTAGTTCTCTTATTGTTTGAGGAAAGTTATAATCAGCATAGATCATCGCATCATAGCCCTTTAGAGAGTCGTAGATGTCTGATATTTCTAAATCTGATAAGTATAGTACCTCATCAACAATAAACTCATTAGAATCGTTCTTATAGAGTGCTACACCTGCATTAGGATCTACGTTACCAAAATCCAATCCAATACCACATAATTGAAACCCTTCAAATGCTTTGTCATCTTTAACAAAACCATCTTCTGGATTACCTTGTATTATCTTATAGTCCTTGATACAAGCCCCATGCACTTGTCCCCATTCTCCAAGTCCGTAGACTTTCCATTCATTCATCATATAATCTGAACGAACAGATTGTAATTCTAAGTCTGCAAAGTATTGTAATTGCACTTCACTAAGAGCTTCATTATCTTTAAAGTTAACTACTAACGCATCGTGTATAACATCATCCTGTAAGAAGTCATTATACCAAAAAGGTCCAGAAGGATTCCATGATAATATCACTTCATTTTCTGTACGTCTTTCTAGCTGTGTATATACTTCAAACGATACTCGGTTAGCTTCATCAATAAAGAGTCTCTCTCTACGAGGACCCCTTGCCTTAGTTTCATCTTCTAGTCCAATAAACTCAATTATAGAACCATTCTTTAGTTCATATATAGATTCACTCTTTTTCCAGCATTCTGGTTTCCAAGCGTCTCTTGATAATAGGATGTTCTTTAAATCACGAACAGCACCCTTCTTAAGGTTAGCTAGTGTATTCGATGCTATAGTAATCCGTTCTCCTGGAGTATTTACTGCGTCTTGATACAATTTAGCTAATACGTTAAATGTCTTGCCAGAGGAAGAACCTCCGTAGATAGCTTTGATTCTCTTATCGAGTCCAAGTATCTTATTAAAGCAAGTAGTCGGTTGCCATCCACTCATAATTATCCTGTTTTATCTTTCTTTTCTTTATACACAGTAAAGATCGGTCTATCAGCTTCAAACTTATCTGATTCCTCTCTATCTTGTGCTCTAACTTCTAATCCTTCCAATTTAGCTATCATCATTAATACTTGTGCAGCAGCTTTAGGATCTTCTCCTTTAAGTGCATTATATTGATGTTCTAATTGAATAATTCTTTTTGTACGTCTATCCATGATCTTATCTTCACGTAATTTAGTACATCTTTCCCAGCCTAACTTCCAATATTTGTGAGCTTGACTTTCTGACTTAACATCTGGAAACGTATCTAAAAACCATGTTGTAAACTGTTTACGTGTAGGGTCATAGTTAAATACATATTCAGCAGAGTCAAGTGTACGCTTTTCTATTTGAGCGTCTGTTCCTTTACTATAGGAACTTCTTGGAGTTCTTTTCATATTGTCTTTATTAAAGACTCCCCCGAAGGGAAGCCTTATTATTATTATTACAACGGTCCGTCTAATGCATCTTGCTCTACTTGAATAGTTGCAGAAGCACCTCCATCATTATGCGATACAGTTACAGTACCACTTCTAAATGTATCGAATTGACCTGTATTACTAGTACAGAATACATTCACGTTATTACCACTTATAGTAGTAGATATCCATGATCTATTATCACTAACACTAAATCCAGCACCAGCAGTAGGTCCAGTAGTTACTGTAACAGCCTGACCAGAACCACCACCTGGAACGAATGTCAAACTAGAGTTACCAACACTTATTGTGTTAGGAATATCAGCAGGACAAGTACCACTAATGGTTATAGTATAGGTAGTATCATTAGCAGGATAAGATCCAGTTATTAATCTACTCCATGTATTAAATGTAGTATTTATAGTAGGAGTTCCAGCACCAAGTCCACTAGGAGTTATACTAGTAGAAGCGTTACCAATAGAGTCGAAACTATGACCACTCTCTCCCATTGCCGTAGCAGTTAATGAGAAAGCGTCTCCAACATTACCAGTCTTAGGACTAACACCACCTACAGTTGCACCACTGATATTATCAACGATAACAAATGTTACAGTACTAGTTGAAACAGTAGCAGGTTGTGTTACGGTTCTAGTTATATTCGTAGTAGTACCAAATCCAGCATACCCAGAAGGTATAGTGACCTGTACAGTTACATCTCTAGACGTATCAGAAGTTACAGTTCCAAATCCACCAGTTAACATAGTTACAGGGAATCCATTACCAGCAGTAGCTGTAGGATTACCAGAAGCAGATACATTAACAACACCAGTCCATTGAGCATCACCAAAAGCAGGTAATGAAGCAGGAACGGTTACGTTAACAGATCCACTAAATGTAGTTCCACTATTAAAGTAGAGATTAGCAGGTCTATAGGTGAAAGTTATAGTTTCAGTTCTTGCACTAGATTGTAATGCGAAAGAAGATGGACTAATACTTAAAGCCTGTATAGAAGCTCCAGAAGCAGTAACGGAGTTAGTACCTACAGAACTACAAGATCCGCTAAATGTAGCGTCTCCACTGTAAAATATAGGTCCTCCAGTACCATTAACAGTCCTATATCTAGTTAGAACAGATCCGAAAGTACTAGCTCTAGAAACGTTCTGAGTGTAAGAGTTTGTATCACCAATATCATTGGTAGGATTAACACATACACCAGGAACTCCATTCCCAATAGGAGCAGTTAACTCTGTACACATATCAACTATAGTATGAATGTAGTCATTATAGTCAGTCCTTATTTGATAAGTTTGACTTTGAGTTACAGACGTACTGTTAGCATAATTATCAGTATCAGGACTATATGCAGATACATTGACATCAACAGTTCCAGAAACAGATCCTCCAGTAATTGTAGTGGATTGATTTTGATACTCAGCAGTTCCATCAGCATCAGCAGCCCTACTCCATACAAGAGTAGTTCCAACATATACTTCCGAAGCGTCTGTTGTACCTAAACTGATACCGTCAGCCGAAGCCTCAGATATCAGTGTATTTCCTACATATATTGCCATAATTATTTATGTTACAAAAGTTATCGTTTGTGCACTAGCACTAGTTGGTGCAGTACTAGAAACAACAAAGTTCAAATTATTTACAGTTTGAGCATTAGAGTTGTTTATAGCCTTAGTAGCTTTTACAGTAGCTGTTGTACCGCTATCATCAGCATGAACTATAGTAGCTGTTACATCATTCATAAAGAATTCAGGAATACCATTAATAGTTCCAGCACTGACAGAAGTAGTCATAGTTACACCATTAGAATTATAAGTAACACCAGTACCAGAAGCAGTAAACCTTCCAGGAATAGGCGTTGTTAATACAGGTATAAAAGCTGACATAGTACTAGCGAAAACATCGTAGTTTCCAAACTTAGCTATAGTTGTAGCAGGAGTAATTCCAAAGTCCCCAGAGAAACCAGGAGCAATAGAAGATATTATAGAAACATCAATAGATACATTACCTATTACATTGCTAGAACTAAACACAGGTAAAGAAACTGTTAACGTAAAGCTAACTTCTCCGTTTGCATATGTATAGTTGGATGCAGTACCTCCATTAATAGAAAAGGTAGTACCACTAGCATATTCAGATAATCCTTCATTAGGAACGACAGTAATGCCAAATACTAAGTTAGTATCCGTAGCACCAAATCTTTGCGACAACGTATTCTGAGAAACTCTACCTTGAGGTAAAGTCTCAGTTAAATTGATTGTAGCTACATAAGGTTCTTCACTTGTACTTCCACTTAGCGTAACTGGTATAGTCACACTACTAGAGGGAGCAATAATAGAAGTCGATATGTTTACACTTCCTCCACCAGCATTAGAAGCTCCAAAAGCAACAACACCACTAGATTCAGTTATAGTTACATCACTAGCATTGATAAAAGAACCTCTGCTAGGAGTTATAGTATTTGTATAGTTGATCCTTTGACCAGCGTTTAGTATAAAGACCTCCGAACTATCAGTTAAACCAGTTCCAGCTATATTATTTGTAAAGTTTACAGTTATAGAAACAGTACCCACTCCACTAGCTTGTGCAGAACCACTAATAGTAGCAGTACCTGTAGCATCAGCAGCAGGAAACGTAATCTCTAACGGTATTAATACAGTCTCACCTCCACCTGTAGCATTACCCATGTTTAACCATGATTCAGCTTCAGATATAGAGAAGTTACCAGAATTTAATTCAAATCCATCAGCAGCAAAAGCAGTTACATCATATATAGCAGTAGTACCTACAACACCAGTTATTACCAGTTGAGTCCTAGACAGAGATACATTACCAATACTCTCACTTAATGTAAGCGTAACAGTAGATACGTCTCCAGAAGGAATATCAGTCGAAGTAGTTCCAGATATAGTTACAGTATCAGTTTCATCAGTCTCCTGAAATAAAACTTCAAATTCTATATATACAGAAGTTCCTAATTGCTCTACACTCTTAACGGTCATGTACGAAGGTACAGTTGCAGTAAAAGCACTAGCATCAAACTGCTTATCGGCATCAGGAGTTATAATACAATTTATAAATGCATTAGTTCCAGGAATACCTCTAAGGTTTCTAGTAGGATTAACAATAGAACCACCATAAGAACCAGCTAAAGAGAATGTTAAATCAACCTCCCTATTCGAAGCTAATTTTGGATCGACCTCACCAGCAAACCTAAGTTGTTCAAATTCAGAACGTTGAGGTAACTCTAAGTCAAATATTATTTCTAATTCAGAACCTAAATCCCTAAAAGATATGTTACTTAACTGTTCAGCAGTGTCTTCACCTTCCTCAAGTAGTTGCCATATACCAGTACCTTGATTAGTACCGTCAAAGAAACTCATATTCGAAGCAGAAGCCTCAAAGTTTTCGTCTACAGATATTTTAACAACATGATTCGACTTACTTCCTGGAGATCCAGTTATCTGGAGTACACCATTAGGTAGATCATCTATAGTTAAAGGGTTAGTAGTAAGTAAAGCTCCAAATTCATCAATACCTTGAGGTACTAATGCTAAGGAATAAGTTACTTTATTACTTCGACCTGTAAAGTCATCAGCAACTAAGTCTACGTCATACTCATAGAATCCAGGAGTAATAGTTCCATCATCATTAATGCTTCCATCACCAGGAGCAATATCTCCTAATTGGTTAGGTGCATAGTGTGACATATCAAACTTACCATCTTTAGGTCTATAAACACCTCCTTTAAATATAAGAGTTTCAGCCTCAATATAGCTATTCCAATCCATTTTTAACTTATGGTGAGGAGCTATAGGATCGCTAGATATGTTTATAAAGTCACCTTCATAGAATCTAAATTCATCTCTATTATCATTCAACTTTTGCTGAGTAACAATTCTCTCTAAAGTAGTAGGGAACTGTACGAGATCATCTCTTCTCCAGAATCCCTCTTGCTCTATCTTATTATAAACAGAGTTAGGTAAGTCATCGGCAAAGTAAGGACCGTAGCTCTCAGTTTTAGTATAGTTAGCTTGCACACGCTCAAACGTGGGCTTAGTTATGTCATTAGAATACTTATTCTTAGCACTTATATTAGTCAATAAAACAGTACAATTACCAACATCACTACCTTCGTTTCTCTTTCTACCACTTCTTTTACTTTTAGGGTAAAACCAGTAAACAGTAAGAGTTCCATCTAGTGAGGTGTGGTTACCAGTTCCACTATCGTAATATGTTCCAGCACTTAAGGTTTCATCTACAGATTGCCATTCATTTAAATCAGTCGTTGTTGATTGGCTGTGATGAGCATCTGCACTTGCAAAAACTTTATAGTCGCTTAATATTCTACTTCCATAATCCCAGTCTCCATTCGTAAAGTTATAAGTAAAGTTTCTTTCAGAAGCAATACTATAAAAAGTACCTTGATTAGTGTATCCGTAAGAATGCGTAACCAAATTAGAAGTAGTAAGAACAACAGCGAAATTCATAGCTACAGACTCATTTTTGTCAGTCGCCATCCAATCAAAGCTTATATCTATAGGAGCATTAACATCTACAGTCATAGGTTCACTCTTAAACCATACAGTTCCTAAAGTGTCTAGTCTAAATCTATTCCTACTAGTTTCAAGAGCATATTTAGCCCCTGGATGTTTAGTAGTTGAATTTAAAGTCTGTCTAACTAATGTTTGATCAGCAGCAGTAGATGTAACATCATATCCATCAACACCAGACTGAAACAAGCCATTTGTAATGTAATTCCTCTCCCTAACGTTCTTAGGTTTACACTCTACAGAGCCAAAGGGTCTTTTAGTGTTTATTTGTAAGTCAGAATTTGCTACTAATAGGTCAGGAGTACTACCGCCAACATTATATAACAAATCAAAATTCTCAGTCCCAACAGAACTGTACACTTCATTAGTTACAGTGTATTTCTGGAACGTAGCAGTCTCATCAACACCATACCCACCATGAGTAGAAGCATTAACAATAAACCATTGTCCATACGATTGAAAGATTCTACAGTTAAATGCACTGAGAAGACCTTCTATCATGTTTTTAGACGTCAATTTCTTGCGATATTCTACATTGTCATCATCAGAGGTGAATAAACTGTAAGGATGAGCAGTAACGTCTGTTAAAGCCTCTCCTGAGCTATTTCTGATACCAGAATCCACCAATACAGGTAAATCTAGTCCAGTTTGTCTTATAGCCTCTAAAACCTTGCCAAATAGGTTAATTGGAGTAGTACTGTCTACATTTACGTCTACAGTAGTGTCTTCCATACCTCCTAAATTGTCAATAGCAGTAAAAGTAGTTGTAGGATTAGTAGAACTAATACTTTCGCTACCGTCAGAAGACTGAATAAACCCACACCAGTAATCATTTAGTGTGGATTCTCCATTTCTTCTATATCTTAATCTTGCTTGGTACTCAAATTGACCAGCACTTGTAAATCTAGGGAGATTATCTCCAGCAATTTTATGTAACGCTATTTTAGCTTTAGAAGCCATTATAGGTTTATAAACATCAGAATCGCTCATCCATTCCACCTCAATAGGTGAGTTTGTTGCAGTAACCTGTACAGTAGGATCACTAGCCCACGCAGGGGTTGCTTCTGAGTCATCGTAAGAGCGTAGTAAGTCTAGCTCCCACTGATATTCCTCACCAGCAAAAGTTCCAAATGTTACAGTATGTGTAACGTTAAATATTAAAGCCATTCTTTCTTGTTTTTATTAGTTAAATCCAGAGTAGTTGTCGTTTGCATTTTGCATACCATACCTCATCATGTCCATAGGGATTATAAGGTTAGAGTTTCTTACTCTAGCGTTCTCCCTTACGGGATTATTGATAACTGTACTTGAAGAACCTGAACTTGCACGACCAGCACTTGAGCTTCCGCCTCCACCACCAGCAGATTTATTAGCAAAAGATGATACGGCAGCACCAGCAGCAACCAAAGCAGCACCAGCAATAATGGCTAACGGAGCCATAGCAGGGTTTGACAATACTATGGTTAAATTCAACGCAGCAACTCCAGCAGCTATGATAAGTCCTCCTAATTGTACTAGCATATTACCTAAGCCCTTCAATAAAGCATTACCCATGTTATCACCACTACCAGCAGCCTCAGCAAAACCAGATATAAGTCCAGTTAACTGACCTTCAAGCATAGCACCCACGTTAACCATGTTATTTTGAGCCTCACTTGACTTATTAAACGATTCTGTAACGGTATCTACCCTTTTTATGTACTCATCGAAGGCAATAACGCCTCCATCAAGCATTTCTCTAATAGCAGCTAGATCATTCTTGAATTTATTCAATGCAGCAGTACCATCGTCTAAACCTACGAAATTGTCCATTAAAGGAGGTAAATTCGAGATTTGAATCCCTAATACATTTATTTTATGCATTAATTTAGCCTTTTCCTCTAACTTTATAGTTGTCTGGTCAATAGCAGTTAATTGCTCTAATTCAGACGCCAATAGTGCTCCATTGTCTGCACCAGCAGCTTTCATCACTTCTAAGTTATTTTTAATATCATTCAAGAAGTTAGAATACACATCAGTACCTATCATAGTCTTCTTCATTCCACCTAGAAATGCATGAGAATAGGCAACACCATCTTTTTCTCCTTCATCTCCACCACCGCCTCCTCCTGTCGGATTCTCAACGTCTAGTGAAGTCAATCCAGCTTCGTCTATTAATTCTTTAGCAGCTTTTTTACCTGTAGATATTAACTTATCAGCCGATAACTTTAGAGCGTCTACTTTTCCCCTAAGTTCATCAACATCTTTCTGCTGATTCTTTATTAATATACCATCCTTCTTTACAAGGTGTTTCTTGAAGCCAGCTAGTTTTTCTTCTTCTGCAGTAAGTTCTGCCTGAAGCTTAAGTTGTTCAGCTAATTTTTTACTCACAGCTGCCACGGTAGCACTTTCAATGGCATTCAACTTAATCATTGCACTTTTCTTTGTGACAAATTCATCAAGAGATCCATTAACAGGATCAAAACCCATCTCCTTAAGCTTGACCATAGCGTCCTTAAACTCGTAGGTGTTTTTCTCACTGCTCTTAACTGCATCTGCGTACAGCCCTAGTTTAACTATAGGACCTTGAGCATCAGCCAAAGCTTTAGACGCTAACTGTGCAGCCTCTTTCGCTTCCTTACCCATCTTCTGAAAATGCTTAACAACAAACCCTATAGCTACAGTAGCAAGAGTTAATGCTACTATAAGAGGTCCACCAGCTCCCATAGATACAGCCATTGCTTGAATGTTATTCTGTACTCCTTGAAAACCGTACTGCATATCATCAATAGCGTAAGCTGCTTGAGTCATTGCCATGTTACTCTTCTTCTGCTTACTACCTAACTTAGTTACAGCACTACTTGTCTTCATAGTTTGAAGAGCATACTGCTTTAAAGCAATAGCAGACATATTGTACTCATTACGAGCTAATTTAACTTGATTCTTAGCTAAAGAGATCTGAGTAGCCATTTTCTTGTTAGCACCACCAGCTTTTAATGCTTCGTTCTCTAATTTTAATAGAGCTTTCTGAGCTTCTAGTAAGTCAGTTTTATACTTACCTACTTTAGCTTCTAGTTCAATGGATAATTTTTCTGTTGCCATTACTTTTTGGAGTTACTGGCAGCATTTTTCACTGCACTATTAATAAATTTTGTTAATACACCTAAATTTTGTTTTACTACCTTGTACCAGTAGGGAGTGGTTTTGTATTCACCAGCTCTCCCGTGTTCTACAACCCTTCCATATTCGAAGTTAGTCCTTCTAGGATCGGTTTTAGTAGTGTCTACAAAGATGCGAGCTCTATATTGCCCAACATCTCTGTAAATACTTTTTCTTAAGTTTCCTCTACTTACTCCATCACTTATTGGAGCTGCAGCTGTGACATCTCTCTGTATATCAGCTGATACCTTCTTAATAATCTTTGGAACTGATACATCAGCTACATCAATTAGAGATGCTAGTCTAGAATTTACTACATCTAACTCTCCTTTGTCAAATCCTTTGTTTCCTTTGCCCATTTGAAATGTTGTTTCATGCGTTCTACGTCTACAGAGGCTGCTGTCTTGTCTACTTTAATATTCGTTGGAATATCATGGAGCAGCTTATACAGGTCTCTAGGACGTTTAATTTTCTTGAATGGATTCTCACCCGACATTCCAGCAAAAGCAGTTTGATAATTAGAGAACTCAATGTTTCTAGTCATCTCCCATCTGCTATTTTCTATATACCGATTTCTTTGTATTAGGAGCAGCATCTGCCGAAGCGTTAGCTTCCAAAATATATTTGGATCTACACCAGCGTGTACGACACAGGCTTGCTCAAACTCAGAGATAGTTGTTAACTCTTCTTCTTCGCTACCTTCATCGGTGTTTGCTTTCCCACAACCTTATCTATAGCTTGCGAATTATTAAAGATAACATTAGACAATTCAACGATTCCGTGCTCACCTAACGACATAACGTCATTACGCATTTTAAATCTATTGTAATCAAAGTCCATGTCTTCCTCTTGAGCATAAGCTCTAGCAGCAGCTAAACATAAGTCTGTTATTAAATCTAGTAGTATAAACTCATTTTTATCTTCTTTTTGTAATTCATTTCCAAATTCTGTTAAGAACTTGCTAGAAGTGAGTCCTGTATCTTCCTCAAGGTTAAACCATGAATTAATACTGAAATGTAAATTAAGCCCATTATCTGGGAATTGGTAGTATCCTATTTGTTTTGTCTTCATTCTATCTGTCTTTATTGGTTAGTTGAGGTAAGAGTCTTAATAAGCCTCCTCTCTTACCTCTGTTTAAATAACTATGAATTATTTAGTATTAAGCCATTACTACTTTAGTAAGCTCTCCAGAACCTTTAAGGCTACAAGAGTAAGTAATGTTATCATCTGAGCTACGAGCTACCTCGAAAGACTCAATGAAAGCAGATCCACTCCAACCAAGAAGGTCGCCAGTAGATAATCCTGTTTCAGGACGTGTGAACATAAAAGCAATCTTAGTTCCAGCTAATGCTAGGTCAGAGAATTGCTCAGTAGATTTACTTGAAGCTACATCATCAAAGTCAGCAAGACCATCAGTAGAGATACTGAAAGTTTTACGACCAGAAATCATTTCTTCGAAAGAGTTACTATCTACAGAAGTAACATCAATAAGAGAGTTGTTTACACTTAAAGAAGCAGACATAGAGTGAGCAAACTTTTGTTCAGATCCAGCAGTGCTGTCAATTGCCAGTGTTAAGGCATTTCCATTTAATAAAGCCATTTTGTTTTGTTTTTAGTTGTTTGTTTTCTTTTTCTTTACTTTCTTAGGTGCAGCAGGTCTTTCCTCTACTTCCTCATATAATACTGTAATATCAGCTGTTGTGTCTACAGAAGGTTGTTTAGTGAATACTATATACTTTCCGTTTACCTCTTCTATATACATACCAGTTAGTTCAGCGTGCTTCTGAGCATACGCTTCACAATTAAATACTTTCTTGATTCCCATAATCTATATTTTATTTATTAGTTTATGCTTCTCTAAAGTGATAGGGTTGTTTACCACAGTCTGATTAAGACGTTTCATCTTAATACTTAATTCCTCCATACTGGAGATAAGGCTAGTCTCAGCTCCTATGAACTGATTATAACCATTAGACCCAATTCTTTTATTGAGTTCCTTTACTTCACTTACTAAGTCCCTTAAGACTACTTCCATTGATGTCATCATTCTCTACCTTCTTTATGTTTATTCCCCTGTAATCTATTTTAATCATCACTCCAGAACCAGAGGAATCTAAATCCCAGAGTATAATACTTTTATCTTCATTCAATGCCTCTACTATGTCACCAGGAGTGTCATTATCAAAGCTATAATAGTAATCCATTATTTTACGTGGCTAATTAATAACCTTAAAACCTGACCAGAATTATTTATTACATCTGCGTGTTTAGGTAAAGGTATGTTAGTGTTGAGCTGTTTAACATCTCCTCCCGTAAAAAATGTCATGGTAACTCCATCTATTCTTCCGTAAGGCTGCAATACTCCATCTAAGAAGTATGAATCTATAGTTCCTGATTCTTGCTCGTGTACTGGATGGGTTACTCCATCAGCTATTTCTATTATTGTTAGTGACATAATTATTTGTTTTGTTGTTTAGTTAGTGTGTCTAAGAACTCTAATCTCATGCTTTCAGTCATAGATCTTAATCCTCCACTCATTAGTGAACAGCTATTGTGTTTTAGTCCAAATACATCGTGTGCCATTTCATGATACACCAATGCTTTACGTTCCGATTTACTTAACCTGCCCCATATGTATATATCTATAACTATGTTTACAGCATACTTGTTATCCATTCCTATAGCTATTCCAGCTACATTAAAAGGAGTTCTACCTAAAACTATACTAAAGCTTATATTGTCGTTGTCTATCTCTAATCCAATACTCTCTATGTCCTCTCTAAAGTCCATATAGTATTCTCTAAGTTCAGGGTCTATATAGTAAAACACCTTACTAGCCTCTACTACCTTCTCCTTACAACCTATAATACTCAATACAGCTATTACTAGTATAAATCTTCTCATTGTTAATGCTTTGTTAATGTCATTCTTAAAATCTACTATATTTATAAGGTGGAATATCAGACACCTATCCACATATTTAATCACTTTCACCAGGGGGGGTGCCCACACTTATAGGCTTTTCTTAAGTCTCTTACTATACTATACTAATGTTAATAACTATGTATGTATATACTAGGTTATGTGTAAAATAAATTGCTTATCAATTAAGCCCTATATAATACCATTATACTAATGTAGTACTACACCTTATATACACTACTCTAAACAGGTATGATATCAGCTATTACAGAGCCTATTTAAAGCCTCTTATATGGGCTATTCTACATAACACTGTACTAATGTACATATTTAAATATTAAAGCTCTTATATTGAATTAAGCTACTTATAATAATACATATATAATAATACATATATACACATATATAGTACAATGATTAATACTTATATAATAATACTAATAACTATACATATATATAGGCGTATACTTACTGTAATTGATCGCTTCTTAATAGCCTTAACTTTAAAGGTCATACATGTTTTTAGAAACGTGCATATATCACAATACAATAGCCTATCTATTGCGGATATGATAATAACCCTCTGGTAAGCCCTATATACAGGTAGCCAATATAACGCATAAAAAAACCCCCTATAATGGAGGTTGTCGTACTGTCGATATGTGCTTTTGTATATTCTTATAAACCCAATGTAATGAATCCGTCTTTATATTCTTTTACTATTAAGCCCGTTTCAAGCTTAGTTACTCTAATTGGTTTACGTCTGAATATGCTTAGTAAATAACTCATAATATAATTAATAATGTGATTAATAAAAAAGGTAAAATAAAGACTAATAAAGCTAAATTGATTCTATCCATGATTATGCATTTAAGTGGTTAAATTCTTGTATTGTTATTTTGTCATCTATATACATTAAGTTAATAATATCTGTAATCCCTAAATTTGGATTCGCAATGATGTACTTGTTTGCTATTGATTGAATTGTTTTAGATCGTATCATAATATTTGCATTTAATTGGTTAATTGATTATTTTCTAGCTTGTATATAAGCCTGTTCAAATTGGTTACTCTTGTAGTCCTGGTAAACTCTTATAATTTCTTTTATCATGGCTTACATTCCCAATACTATACCAAATTCGCCCTGTACCACACCTACGAATAAAGCCATTAAAATCATTCCACCTATTACTAAACCGATTGTCCATTGTACTGCTTTCATAATGTTAAATTTAATTGTTAATACTGTTATTGTTTTACTTTGTAAAGATAAGCTATTTATTTAACTTACCAAACTTATTTACGTTTATTTTATATTATTATTACTTTTTATAATATCTCTTCGCATACCTAATAAAATTACTACTATAATTGTTAAAATAATTGTTGTCATGATATATGTGTTTTGTTATTGTTTTACTATGTAAATATAATACTTATTTTTATACTTACCTAATTATTTACGTTTATTTTGCATAATATCTAATAATTTATTGCATTCGTCTAGTTTCTTTTGTAGTTGTACATTTCTTTGTTCAGATTCGATAAGCAATATTGTTGTTTCCATTAAGTCAGTCATAATATTTAATTTAATTGTTAATACTGTTGTTATTGTTTTACACTGTAAATATAATACTTTTATTTATACTTACAAACTATTTAGATAAAAACTTAATATAATTACTAAAATAGCTACTTTTCCTAGATTTTCCATGTTGTTATTTGTTATATGTATCATAAATAGCATCGAAAGCCATTTCATTATATGAATTGTATCTTTCACCCGTTGATTCTGAATGGTCAAACGGACTCAATCCGAAAGCCTCCGCTACTTTTTGAGCTTGGTAATTATATATTACATCACTCAATCCGTTAATTATTTCGTATAATCCGTCTTGATAATCATCATAATTTTTAAGGTCATCACTAATTTGGTCGCAAACTACGGTATTTATGTAATTTCTAACTGCGTACTGGTTTTGGTAATCTAAATCTAAATTCTTCATTGTTATATGTTTAATTGTTAATACTGGTGTAAAGATAATACTATTTATTTAATAACCTACTATTTAATGAAATAATTTGCATCAAATAGCATTGCGTTAAGGTTCATAAAAGGGTGGTCAATAACTGCGCCTCTTTTGTTGTCTACCATTACGGCAATTCTTTCTTGTGTGAATATAACGCAAAGCTTCTCTATGTCTTCTCTTATATCTTTACCCTTTGCAGTTATGCAATTAATTACTGCGGTTGTTTCCACTTCACCATTATATAAACCATCAACAAATTTGATTGACGTTACAAATGTTTTTAAATTAGTAGTGTTAACTAATTCCGCAATATCTTCTACCATTGAATAAGGATTATTTCCTAGTCCGATATTTAGTGTTACTTGATTCGTTTTAATTCCTTGCATAATTGATAATTTTAATTGTTATTGTTTTACTTTGTAAAGATAATACTTTTTTTAGTACTACCAAATTATTTAATGATTATTTTTATATTGTCATCCAATCCAGCAAGTAATCTAGCTCTTGAATT